TGTAGTTCATAGTCTATGTATTTGTCAAGGTTTAACTCCTTAGGAAATTCTTGAATGAACGAAATAATATTCTCGTGAATTGTATTTGGTTTCTTTAGGTAAATAAACTTAATCTTTTCACCATTTTGTATAAGTGAATATTTATTTGTTAGTTTTGCCTCTTTTATGTAATAATTAAACAGAAGTGCTCCACGAACATGAATTGGTGTTCCCTTAGAATAAATTGTAGAAGATGATTTGTATTTGTTTACATCAGACGCAGAACGGGGGAATGAGATTTGTTCTGGAGGAAGTTGCCTAAACTCCTTACGGGCATTGTCAATAAAAGCAATCACGTCTTCTTCTGTTCCATTCATCATTATTTTAAGAGCATCTTTAATCATCTTGCGGCAAGGAGCAGGTGTGGAGGATTTAACTGCCTCAATACCCATCATCTTCAGTTTAGGTTCCTCATAACGGACACCTTCACTATCCCATACATTGAGAATATAACGTTTCTTTGCAGTCCAGATTCCACGATCAGCAATGTTCTCTCTTTTCATTTGCATCTTCTGATCATATGCATTCATATATTCCGCCAGTTCTTTGTAGCAACTTTCAATATACTTTTCAAGTTCCATCTGACAGATCTTATCAAGGAACGAAACAACGCCCTCAGTAGTTTTCTCTCTTCCTTTGTATACAGTTTCAACCAAAGGACCCATATGCAAATAAATGGAGTCAGTATCAGAAGCAATGACATAATCAACATCCTCAGTTTTAAGAAGTTTATTGAGATAGATATTCATCTTACTCTCAATCCAACGAATCGCAACCTGTCCTGAAAGAGTGATTGCCTCTGCGTTTGCTAGTTTGTAATAACGAAAGTACTGATTGCCGATAGCACCATAAGCAGAGTTAAGAGAAATCTTCTTTGCCATTTGAATGTTATTACACCTGGCAATTTCCTTTTCCAGTTCTTTTGTTTTTTTCTTTTCGTATTGCTTCTTTGCAACAATCATTTTGTCCTTGAATATAACACGGTCGTTATACATTTTCTCCATTAACTCAGGAAGAAATCCACGAACATCCTTACGGAACATGGCGCCATTAGGACAGACCGCATAATCCTTATACATCTCAAATGTAAGTTCCTGATTGAGAATCTTATCCACAGTTGCGGTAGGGTGCCTTTGTTCAACAAGAGTTTCTGGACTCACATTGAACTGCATAATCAGGTGTGGATATAGACTGTTTAAGTCAAAGTTAACAACCCAATCATACTTACCAGGAACAGGTTCTTTTACATAAGCACCAGCATACTTCTCATCTTTTTGAGATTTGTTTTTAGGGGGAATTACAACATTTCTTTTCTTAAGATAATTGTAGATAATCGTATCCCAAACACGAACTTGATAAAACACATCAGCATAATTTACCTTTGCATCATATGCCATCGTAAGAGCAAGTTCAATCAACTTCATCTTGTCTTCCAAACGGTCAACAAGTTCTACGTCAACAATATTATATTCAATAAACTTCTGCCATCCCTCAGTATAGAAGTCCTTAAAGGTATCAAACTCAGAGTGGTCAAGTTTCTTCTGTCCGAGTTCAACCTCAGCAATATAATCCAAACGATAAGATTCTTGTGCTTTATAAGTGAACTTCTTATATAACTCAAGGTAATCCAACTGAGTCAAACCACCGACATCAAATGTAGTGTGCTTACGTCCAGTGATATAAAGTTCTTTCTCAGTAACTAATCCCCAATTAGAGAACCGTTTCATTAACTTTTCACCAAGAACACGATTTAATCGTTTGCAGATATATGGAATATCATAAAGTTGAATATTCCATCCTGTGACTACATCAGGAACATCAGTCATCCAATAGTTAATAAAGTGATTGAGAAGTTGATATTCACTCGGACAATGATGATAAGTTACATCAGCACGAGTATTGTTAAATGGTTTAACTCCCCAAGTAATAATCTTTTTAGTTGTATAATCCTGAACAGAGATTGCAAGAATTTCTTCAATACAAGATTCTACATCAGGGAATCCAGATTCGGACCCAACCTCAATATCTAAAGTTACAAGTTTGATTTTACTGATATCAAACTTAATCTCATCTTCAGGATACTTCTCTGAAATATATTGATAGACATAACGATCATTCCCGTAGATATCAAACCCATCTACGTTCTCATATTTTTTATAAAACTCACGACAATCTCGAACTGTCCCCGGTCTTATTGGTTCTACATTCTCTCCACTTAAATTTTTATACTTTGATTCTTTTTTACTATTTACATATAATGTTGGGAAGAACTCATCTCTGTTTTCAAATCTTTTACCATTTTCTACACCACGAACCAGAAACTGATTCCCTATCAATTGAACATTAGTATAAAAGGTTTGATTCATTCTTTGGTAAGATCCTGGTATTTTTCAAGAAGTGTTGGTGTGGGAGTTACAAGTGTTAGAATTTTTTCAGAACTCATCATACAAGTATCCTCTTTTGTATATCCCATTAGAAATGGTTCTAAAGTTTGATCTTTAGAGACTACAAATGGTTTTACTAACTTACAATCTGGTTCTCCAATATCGGCACCAACTTCTTCAATCTGTGAGACCAATATCTGGTTGTTCGTCAGAACTAACACTTTGATTGTCTTTTCCATAGTTTACAACATCATCAATATACATTTGTTTTAATTTTTCTGTTGGGTTTACGATTGTAACAACCCAATCAGCAGGAACAGGAATTTCTTCATCAGTAGTCAAAGGCATCCAAGGATGAAGTCTAACTTGATATCCCATTTTTTGAGGACCTTTATCTACATTCTCTTCGGTAAGAAGATTTGGAGATTGCATCTTTACAATACAAGGTCTGTTTAGATAATATCCGATGACTCGTTTTTCTTCATCTTCACCAAAAACCATTTCCTTAATATCTGAGATTAAGTCTTCTCCTGACTTAAGCAGCAAAAGTTTTACAGTCATTTTACCTCCATACTTATGAGTATTATAGCAGAAAAAAAAGGAGGAGTCAATCTGGATTTTGCCAGATGCTCCTCGCGACAACGATATTCGAAAGTATTTATAGGTAAGTTTTTCGTGTGTGATGTTCTGGAACAATTTTTCCTAGTCGAATGACAAGTAGTCCGTCTTCAAAGGCGACTTCTCGGACTTCAGTGTCGTCGGAGAGAGTCCATGCTCTTTTGAAACTTCGTTGAGCCAGACCCTTGTGGACAAACGTCCTATCCGATTCTGTATCTGATTTTTGCCCCTCGACAAAAAGTTTTCCATACTCTGTGAAGACATTTACTTCCTCCTTTTTAAATCCTGCAAGTGCAATCTCTAAATGAGATTCAACACTATTTACTTGAATTAAATTATAAGGTGGATAATTATTTGTAGTTTCGTGAAGATTAAACAGACGATCAAAATATTCGTCCATTCCAATACTATTGCGAGTAATCCTATCCATCAAGGCAGGTAGATCCGCAGCAGTGTAACGTGCAAGGTTAGTCATTATAGTAGCTCCTTAAAAAGCGAGTTTGTTTTTTGTGGATCCCGAAGGCATCCTTATTATATAGCAGTTCATAATAAAAAAAGGGGAGTGTGGAACTCCCTACTTTATTATTCGGGTTCTTCAACCTTTTTCCTTTTAGAACCAATATTATACTTGGTTTCCAGAATCCAATCCCCCTTTTCTTTATGAGGAAGAACTTTGATTTGATTTAATGGAGCAATATCTTGAACCTTACTTACATCAACTACTTCAACCAGTCCCCAATCAGCAATTAACTGAACAATACGATTACGACGCTGAATATCATTTACAGTTAAGTTTGCGTGTTTGCCATCCAAAGCAAAAAGTTCTTTAAAGTGTGTAATAAAATAACGACCTTGCTTGTGAAGAATGTGGCAACTCTGATAAAGTTTCTTCTCTTTTCTTGAGGCAACTCCAATACGAGTCAAAGTTTCACGAACTTTTAAGAAATCATCTGGTTCATTCAGAATGACTTCTATCATCATATCAGGCGACCATTGTACAGTGGGTTCTTGAACGACACTCATTTTGTTCCTCCAGTTTCAAATTTCGATTTAATAAATGTTAGTTGCTCTTTTGTCAGAATCCTCAAAGCCTGCTGTGCCTTTTCATTACTATAATCATAATAACGCTTGACAATATCAAGATCTTCGATTTTATCTTTACGGAGCCAAGGAGAATATCTCCTTTTAACCCTCAGAATATTTATAAGAAAGTCATATTGCATTTTTTTAGGAAGAAAATGATACTGATTCAATTCATTCACAAACATAATGCAATCAATTTCTCCAGAAAGACACCGATTAATAATATATGGAGCATACCCCTTCTCAGTTGAAGGATCTTCATCAATCAGGTTCTTCTTTGTTTGATTGATCGAGTTCAACCAGTCCTTCAATTCAGGCATCAACTAATCCCTCACTTTTTAATCTATTGTAATTATAACATCCATCAAAATTAAATTGGATTTTTGGAGTTTTATTATAATTCATCAATAAAAGTTCTTTACGTTGTTTTTGGTCTCTCATATATTCACCGACAGAACGCATCGTATAAGTCAGATCAAACTCC